GACTTCAATAATATTTCTTGGTTGAAAATTAGTTGCCATTACTTATCTTCCTTTTTTGGTTCTGCACTTTGCAAATGCGATTTTAATTCTTTAGGTACGTGGGAAAGTTTGATGGTAAGTCCTTGTAACAAACGATTATGTTTTGCAGCACTACCAAACGCATAAAAGTTTTTATCATCTGATAATTTTTTGTAGGATTCTTTTGCTTTGTATTTCACGATACTATCTCCATTACTGACATGGTTGTAGACATGTTAACATTTAATAATTCTGGTCGATCTTCATCACGACCATATTCAATATTTTCCACCGCAGCATTGTAAAACTGTCTTGTTCCGCTTACACTGTAGTTTCTATTGTTGTACATAAGTCTTTTAAATCTTTCTGCAATTAATGCCACTTGTTTTATACTGTTTTTGCTATAATTACCAGAGTAATCTATTTGGTAATTCACATTGACAGTATAGTTTCTCACTTGACCAATATTAATTTCCTCTACATACTCATCACTAACTGGCGTAATCAGAAAACTTTGATTACCTCTATCAGCAAGTACATCATACAACACTGGAATAGAAAATTCGTTTGCAAGTATAGTATGTAAATTGTCAATAACTTTGTCAAAGATGACGTTCTCAAATGTAATTGCCATCTACTTATAGTCCTTTCGATGACATCATCTATACAACTGACCTGACTTAACACTGCCAATTGGAATTCCATCGCTTTGAAAGGTTATGCTCCACTCGTCTCCACTAGTGTATACTCCAGCTTGAAAACGAATTTGTGCGCCATATGCTAATGCTTGGTAATCACCGTTAATTGTTTCTGCATCAATGACTTTTTGCATACGTAAACCAGTAGAGTCTTTAACAAACACATCATATTTTACAGTACTTGCTGATCCAGGTGAAAACGTACCAGCACTGCTAATAACCACACGAACTTCATCGTAGTCTGTATTCGGTGGACCATACATTTTTATATCTTCAATATAACCAGTAGAACTGCCACCAAGCTGAATTTCAGAAATTACACCAGACTCTGAACGAAAACTGGTTTCATTCCACATTACATATTGACGTTGTTTTAATTTGGTAAGCAAACCATCTTCACCCAACGCTAATTCTTCAATTGCCTCTGCACGTTCTAAATCTTGAGAGCGCATTAAATCAGCGCATGCAAGTATTGCATTAATACGTATTACAATAAAATCATATGCACGATCAGATGCTCCCTGGTAATTGCTATTATTTCGTTTTACTATAGGACGATCTAAATAGCTACGCATACGATCTGCTTGTTCTTTACATACAGTAGTTTTGAGTCCATCCCAATCTTGCCCAGCTTCCACAACTGCACTGTTTAAGGCACTTACACTAGATGATGTAACAAAATACTGCAATGTGTCTGTCGATGCAGTGTACTGTGCTTCACCATTTGCATTAGGTGTGTCTGTTACCATCGTGACTTCTGCTTGGTCTACAAACAATTGTAATACATATCCAGTGCCAGATAAAGCATATAAATTACTAGTTGCAGTGGTAGACCAATTGGATGCTAGTATTCGTTTACGGTCATATTTATCAATGTCTCCAACCACTGCTTGAAGATCGGTAGTATTATTACAAAATGCTGTTAAATAACTCATGCGTATGCAACCTCTTCTCTTATATTAGGTAAAATGGTGACATTCGGTATCTGCGTGGTGATAATCAATGCTACAATCATACCTAGAATTAAATCAGTATCTTCATAACGCGTATGCAATTGATCTACTAAACCTTGTAATTCTTGCATCACTTCAATTAATCTGTCAATCTGTGCAGCATCATCCATATTTACTTACAACTTCCATAAAATGTTCTGGTGTACCTTTTCCTTTGGCAGTATTGAAATAATCTTTCCAGTAGCGACTTTGCTCATCTAGTGTACGCGGTAATGGCTTTGGTACTCGTCTATAGTGCAAACGGCATAATACAATTTGCGCTGCTATATTTGTTGTTAAGATATATCGCCATTCTTCTTCTTTTGGTTCTAAAAAGTATTTCCAATCCAATATGCAAACTTCTGCTACTTTTTTCATTAGTGATTCGCGATATTTTAAGTAGTTAGTACATACGTCTACCGCTACCCATGGTTCACACTGAAAAAACCCGCGTGCTGGGCCTTTTATTTGCTGTAAGTACACATACTTAGACTCTACTAAGCCTGTATTGTACACTAAGTCTAATGCTTTGGGATCAGCGTATTTTTCGCCTAGCTTTTGTAAGACATCGTTAATGATGCCACGCATTTGTTTTTTATCGACCACGTTTCATCTTTTTTGTTTTTTTCATTGGCTTTTTCTTACCCATCTTTTTGCCGTAACCTTTTTTACTTGGCATAGTAACTCCTTTATTTTTTTAATGTTGCGCCACTAATAATCATTGCAAGCAAGTTTTGAATTAAATCAGCTACATCTCTAAAAATTGGAGCTTCTTTTTCATCTCTAACAAATGGTATGTTTATAGCTTTGTCCATGCCTTCTGCTATGATTGTTTCAAACTCATCGCTCTTTACATATACTAAAAATGCTTCTTTTAAACCATCTGCTTGCTGTTCAGCTAACTCTGTTGCTTTTGCAACCATCATTGCTTTTATGTCCATTACATGATCTCCATTATTACGTTTACAATTACTGGAAAAGTCACTAGCGCAATTGTGCCGTAGACTTGCACTTTAGCAAGTGTGCGGTCGTGTTCGCTAACCTTTCCGTTTAATTTTTCTAAATGTTTTTCTACGCGAGTCATCATATTAAATAATGTTTTTTGACGCTCATCTAGCTTGACTAACATTGCGTATGTATCTTGTTCAGTTGGCATTAGTGCTTTCCATTTATTCTAGACAAATTGCCTTTTATTTCCATAAGTATATCTGATAAATCATTCATTTCCTCAACCATCTTTTCATGCCGCCTGTCGCGTGTTGCATCACTAGCATTCCACCTATCAACAAGTTTAATAACTATGCTACTTGTATTAGTGGCTATTTCTTTCATTCTTGCCATTTCTTCGCGTATCTGTTCTAGTTCTTCATCTTGATGTTTTTGGCTCTTAATTAGCGAATTAATCATTAATGAAAGCAACATAGCAAGCAAGCCAAGCGCGCCTAATTCTCCATATGCTTCAATAAGTTGTGTCGTATCCATAAATGCACTTTATCATTCTTTTTATAATTTTTGTATTAATGTTTATTTTACCAATATTGCGAGCAAGCATAAGCAATGCTTGTTCTTGAATTTTAGCTTCTTGCGCTTGACTCACAGAACCATCCACCATGCAATCGCAGTTTCTACAATTAAGTCCGATGCAGTATTATAGGCCCATGCTTTCTTTGTGCCGTATGTTTCTTCGTCGCCCTCTATAAGCCACTCAAAGATTTCCCAAGCGACACCGATAAGAAACACAGCCATCACTACCCAAAAATCTGACCAGTTTAGCCACATAAATATTTTTGCTAAGAAAGCACCAGCTGCTAAGTGATACGCTGTCCAACCGTCTAATTGACTTGTGCTATATTGCCATGATACTAATGTTGCTAGTGGATTTTTCATCGGAGTGTTACTTTATTATTTACAAGTTTATGTTTTACAATATCGATGCGCCCATGACCTTTATCTGTTTTCTTTGCAACTTCGCTAACATATTCAGTTTCAATCGTTTCAAAAGAATCTGATCTTTTTACTATTTCGCCATCCACAAACAAAAAGTATTTTTTAGCACCTGGATATGTAAGCGTAGCTGTAGAGCCATCACTTAAAGCAACGGTCTTTGTCATACCTGGTTTATTGTTCAGATGTATAACAACGTCATAGTCTTGAGCGCATCGTCTTACAATCATTCTTCTGCTTCTTCTTCCTTTGCAAGACTTTCTTCCATCATGCGAACAAAACCGTCTTTACTCACCATTAATTGCTGTTGTACAAAAGCATTATTGTTTATCTTGTCATCTATATTTTTTAAATGCATATAGATTTGTTTTTGCTCATCGTTGAGATCGTTGTTCACATCATACTCTTTGTCGTTCAACGTCAAAACTGGGCCATTTTGTTTTTCTTTTTTAGCCATGTTAGACTCCTTGTTTGTTAATTAAATTATTCTGGCGATTTAGCTGGTTCTGGATTTTGTAGCTTTCCCCATGCTTCTTTTTCTTCGTCACCCCACAACGCTTCAGCAATTTTCTTTACTTTTGCATCTTCTGATGAAAGTATAGAATCTGGATGTACTACATGACGATGATAACCTACGCTACCAATCTGTTTACCATCATCCATTACTTTTGTAGCTGTTCTCACTTGTATTGAGTATTCGCCTTTTACTTCGATTTGGTCTACCTCGACCACTTTTTCTAATGCCATTTCTGACTCCTTTTTTGTTCCAACCTAATCAATCCAATTAGGTAGCCATGTATGAAAAATGTCCATATATATCAGCAGAATCGTCATTGATTTCACTCACCATAACTATATCAATATTCCCATTATCGGGAACTTCAGCAAATCTAATTGCAGTTGTTCCTCCAGAGGGAGAAATCGTAACATATTCACCTGTAAAATTCACATTCTCTAATGCAACAGAACCCTGAGCATGACCAGCATGATTTGCAACAGTATAAGGTAATCCCTGTACAAAAAAATCGTTTCCGCTTGTCATACCAGTTGTGTTAATGTTCACTAAAGTAAATTCACAATGAACCATTCTACCAATTCTTGTATAGTAACCCGTTGCAGTTCCAGCAGAGGCTGTATTCCCACCACTTGAAGCATCTGCTGGTAAAGGTGTCCAAGTGCCATCCTCATAAACCAAACCATCATCACCAGAAGGAGCATTTTCTACACTTGCACCAGTTACAGCTCCATGTAAATCATTACCAGATTTATCAAACCATTTATCAGATGCTATTCCACTACCATCGTATTCAGCTACTGCACCGATTTGTACTAATGATAAATTATCTAAAGTAACTACATTACTTGCACCTAAACCAAGCAACCTTACATATGTACTTGTTGCGTGTAAGCAAGTAAATTCCATATGATACCTTACCATTGATGTTGTTAAAGCTGATGAAGCAAAATTACTTACACTATCATTAAGTCCAAGTGTTACACCAGCACTTCCCCCAGCATATTTAGCATCAACACTAAATCTATATCTTTTACCAACAGTTAAATCTGTATTTAAATCATAACTGTCTCTAAGATATAAAAAAGCCCCACTTGCATCATTTGAATAAGTAATTGCAAGTTGATTAGAAACATTTGCTACACCATTACTTCCGTAACCAGTCCATGCATAAGTACCACTTGTAAACACATCAGAACCAGAATCAAATAAAGTAGTCTGATTTGCACCTTTGTATTTAAAAGGTACACTTGCACCACTATACATTTCTTTTACTTCGGTTGCTGTTAAGGCTTTGTTATAAAGTCTAACTTTTTGCATTTCGCCATGAAAAGGATAATATTCTCCACCAGTATCTCCCCATCTGCCAATAGTAAGAATACCA